ACACAGAATGTGATAGGCGCAGGCACCACCACAGCACTATTTGTGGCTGCTGGAATGTCTTGGTTGCGGGCGAACTATCCCGATCTGGTTTGGTGGGAACCTGGCCAAGATCTGGTGGTGGGCGGCATCGCAGCTGGTGTGGTGACGGGTTTTCTATCCAGGCTGGTTAGTTTTTGGCGCAATCCAGACAAGACCAAAAGATCGGCACCAATCCAGCGCGGTTGGTTGTTTTGTGTCGGTTTGTCTGTTGTCGCATCTGGCTGCGTAGGTATGGCACCAGCTGTGCGTGGCAAAACCAAGGCCATGGTGGATTTCACGACTAACGGCGAAGATATAACGTACAAATCAGAATTGGTGGCACCAGCTGGTGTAGATGCTGCCGAATTGGCTGCAATGTCTGCTGGCGTGGATTCGGATGGCGCGTGGCAGATTTCAGTTAGTCAAGACACAGCAGCAGACACCACCACACAGGCTGCGATGCTAACAGAGATCGGGGCATTGCAGGTGCAGGCGTACCGGGATGCATTCGGGGTGGCACTGAATACCCTGGCACCAATACTTGGCCAGTACCTGGAAGCACAGGCCAGGGTGGCAGAAATCGAGGCCAACAAACCACCACCAGCGCTGCCAGAAATCCAGCCAGGTAATGTGCTGGCCGTTCCTACACTGCCACCACCATGGATCAAGCGATAAGACAGGGCCAACGAAAAGCCAGCTATAGCAGCTGGTTTTTTTATGCTTGACAGCATCCCGAAAAGGTGATACTATTTTCCGTGGGGGCGGGACAGTTAAAGCGAACCAAACAACGGAGATAGACAATGGAATCATTAGCGCATGACTTCGGATTAAAAAACAACGAGGCGCGACGCGATAACAGAATGTGGGTTGGCACCATAGTATATAAGTGTAGCCACATTATGCCCTTCGCACGCCCTATCGCCGATATGAACGGCGGCGACGGCGTGACGATTGGGAAAATGCGCAGAATCATCCGCACCGAGCGCGGCATGTGCTGCCCTGAGTGCCGCAAATAACACTGTTGGGGGCGACACAAGACAACTGGAGAAAACAAAATGGCACAAGACACCACACAGCTGGCAGCGACGATTGGCCAGCGAATTCGCAGGCTAAGATTGGAGCGCGATATGACACAAAAAGAACTGGCCGATCTGATACCAATCAGGGAGCGCTATATCAGCGACTGGGAGCGCGGTATGCTGCTGCCAAATGTGCGGCGATTGGGGCCACTGTGCAATGCGCTGGGCGTTTCTGTTGACTATCTTATAAGCGGTTAGTTTGATGATTTTCACAAGGCCCGGCGTGGCCTGGCATGGCCCGGCTTGGCATGGCCCGGCAGGGCAGGGCAAGGCAAGGAAACAACAAAGGAGAAGAGAAAAGATGATTGATCGAATCGAATTGGAAATTGAGGGTGTGTCGCCATTATTGATGCACAACGGGGAAATGGCAGACCCATTGAACCCCATGACGCAAGAACTTAAAAAGGTAAGTTCCAAGCGAGTCAAAACGGAGTCTGATCACAGAGAAATGGCCAAACTGGAGTGGCACGCAGGAATCTATCAGCAGGAGGGTGTGGTGGTGGTGCCTGGCGTGATGCTAGACAAGACAATTATTGAAGCGGCGCGCAAGTCCCGAAAAGGCAAACAGGTGCAATCTGGCGTGATGGTGGACGGCGATCCAGCGCTGGAGTTTCCAGACAAAGGCAAATCACTTACAGCACTCTATGAAAGTGGCAGCTACACAGACCGGCGCATGGTTGTGGTGCAGAAAAACAGGATTGCACGCACGCGGCCCAAATTCAATGTTTGGAGTCTTCAATTTTCTATCCAATTCGACGATGAATTAGTTTCCAGAAGCGAGTTGGTCGATATGGTCGATCTGGCGGGGCAAACTATTGGGATCGGTGATTACCGACCGCGATTTGGACGTTTCCAGCGGCTGGTTTGATTTTTTACATGGCACGGCCAGGCGAGGCGCGGCAGGGCTTGGCAAGGCATGGCCGGGCAAGGCAAGGCAAGGAAACAAAGAAAGGAAAAAGCATGGAAAAAACTACCGCATATCCCATGGATTTTGATCAGCTAGAAAAGGGATCTGTAATTACTGCCGAACAGTTGGAGCAAATTACCGGGTTTGATCGCAAGGAGGCTGGGTTCTCGCTGGCGGTGATGAGGTTTAGTGGCCGTGTGACCAGGGAAATGGGAGCGCGTGGAATTGATGTTGTTACGCGAGTCAAGAAAAACAAGCTGCACATCTTGGAGGATGACGAGGCCAGCACATACACAGCGGAGCGTGGCAAAATATTCTATCGGGGCATGTGTCGATCATTGCGGCGTATGGCGTATATTGACCAGGCTAACTTGGGCGACAAGCAGAGGAAGCGCCACGAAAGGGCTGTGCACATCCTTGGACACATGGTTTTGGGCGCAAGGAAGGGCAGAGGGAAAGCAATAAAAGCAATGGAGTATAAGCGCGATACACCTCGGGTTTTGGAGGGGAATTCCATGGCACATAGCGATATAAAATCGAAGGAGGATTAAGATGGAAGTTTTTTTTGTGGTATTCGGAATAGTGGCTGGCTTTATCTTGGCCGAAGAGTGGCACATACGCAGGCAGGCCAAAGCACCAGAGCCACTACAAAGGCGGGTGGTGTGGTCTGAATCAGACGCTAGAGCGCGCCAGAGAATCGCAGACCAGTGGAAACCACAGCGCAGCGCAGTGGGGCCATGGAGCATAACAAAGGGCGAAACCGCCAGCAGCACAAAACCAGACCAAAAGTAAACTGGCGCAGCCCAAGAGGAGCCACGCCAGCCAACCAAACCCAAGTCAAACAGAGAGGATAGTATAACCATGGGTTCACCAGGATTGCACGTTACCAGCGTGCAAATAGAAAACGTCAAACGTGTAAAAGCGTTTGCGATGCAGCCAACAGCCAAAGGGCTAACCATAGTTGGTGGCAAAAACAAGCAGGGTAAAACATCTGTTTTGGATGCCATCGCATGGGCCATTGGTGGTGGGCGCAAAGCACCAAGCGAACCAAAGCACAGTGGCTCAGTGTCCGATCCTGTAATCGAGGTGGAATTGTCCAACGGCGTAAAGGTGTCACGTAAAGGCAAAAATAGCGCACTGACAGTGCTGGATCCATCTGGCCAGCGCAGTGGCCAAGCGCTGCTGGATAGCCTGGTTTCCGAATTCGCATTGGATCTGCCAAAGTTTATGGAGGCCACCAGCAAAGAGAAGGCGCGCACACTGCTGGGACTGCTGGGAATTGGTGACGATCTGGAGCGTTTGGCACTGGATGAAAAACGCCTATACGACGAACGGCACCAACTGGGCGTTATGTGCACCAGCAAAACCAAACATGCCGAAGAATTGCCAGAGCATCCAAACATGGGACTGGAGCCAGTAAGCGTTTCCGATTTAATCCAGCAGCAGCAAACCATCTTGGCCACCAATGGTGCAAACCAAGCCAAACGAAACAGGGCCGCAGAGTTGGCGCAGCAATACGATCAGGCCAACCAGGAAGTGGCCAGGCTGGATGGACTATTGCAGGCAGCAATGGAGGCACGCAAGGCAATTAGCACTGATTGCACGATAGCCAGCCAGACAGCTGCCGAATTGCACGATGGCTGCACCGATGAAATTGAACAGCAGATCGCCGCGTTTGAAACCACCAACAGCCAAGTGGCAGCAAACCAGGCCAAGGCAGCTGCACAAGACGAGGCCACGCAGTTAGCCAGCCAGGTGGCTCTAAAGGATGATGCGCTGGAAGCTGTTAGGGCAGAGCGTTTGGCCATCCTGGATAATGCAGAATTGCCATTGGCTGGCCTATCTGTGCAGGATGCCGAATTGGTCTACAATGGGACCAAGTGGGATGGGATGAGTGGCGCAGACCAGCTGCGGGTTGGCGTGGCCATCGTTCGAGCATTGAAACCGGAATGCAGTTTTGTGCTGCTGGATAAGCTGGAGCAGATGGACACAGACACACTGGCAGAATTTGGCCAGTGGCTGGAGGCAGAAGGATTGCAATGTATTGCCACCAGGGTATCCACCGGCGAAGAGTGCAGCATTATTATCGAGGATGGGTTGCCAGTGGGTAAAACGTATGGCGAAATTGTGGCCAACGTTAAAACAGATGCTGGGCTGGAATTTTAACCAGGAGAAAGGATCGACAATTGAACAAGAACAGCAAAAAGAAGGCACGCAAAAACAGGGCCAGCCAGAAAATGGAAAGCCAGCGGGTGCGAGACAGCCACAAGGCGTGGCACAAACTGACACCAGACCAGAAACAGGCCGAAATGAAACAGGCCGCGTATTGGAGGAACCTATACCATGCTAAAAATTAACACAGGCAAACAGTTGGGGCCATGTAAAGGCTTGATCTATGGGCCAGAGGGGGTGGGCAAATCCTGGCTGGCTGCCAATCTGCCAGGTGCGCTATTTATCGATGTGGAATCTGGCACTGGCGAAATGGACGTGGCGCGCACCGAGACACCAGAAAGCTGGGCACATCTGCTGCAAATTGTGGGCCAGCTGGCTGCGAATCCGATGGGATACCAGACACTGGTAATTGATACGGCAGACTGGGCAGAGCGTTTGGCCATCCAGCAGGTATGCGCCACCAATGGGTTTTCCTCACTGGGAGGCCAAAACGATTTCGGCAAAAGCTACAATGAACTGGCCGAAATCTGGGCCAAGTTTCTAAACCAGCTACAGGCCGATCTTATCGCACCAGGCAAAATGCATGTGGTATTCCTGGCACACAGCACCACCAAAAAACACGAACTGCCAGAGGAAGAAGGAGCATACGATCGGTATATGCTTAAGCTGGAAAAGAAAACCGCGCCACTGCTAATGGAGTGGTGCAGTCTGGTGCTGTTTACCAACTACAAAACGATGGTAAGCGTAGACACCAAAACGAAGAAAGCAAAAGGCCAAGGTGGCACTAGGCGAGTTATGTATAGCCAGCACACTGCTGCATACGATGCCAAAAACAGATTCCAGCTGCCAGCAGAAATGGACATGGAATATAAGCACATTGCGCCATGTTTCGCCAACCTGAAATCGCAGCCAGCAGCGCCAGCGCCAGCAGCTGCACCAAAGCCAGAAGCAGCGTTATATGAAGCAGTACCAGTGGCACCAGAGCCAGCCAGCAGTGGGCTGTCACAGCCTAAGCGCGCACTGCAAAAAATGATGAGCAGCGCTGGCGTATCTTATGAGGATGTATTGGCCGTGGTCGTGGCGCGTGGCCAATTTCCAGCAGGCACACCACTGGAGGCACTGCCAGACGATTTTGTAGAAGGCTGGATTTCCCATAACTGGCCAAAGGTGCTGGAGTTTATCAACAAGCAGCGCCAGTAACATAAGTGGCGCACAACATAACACAAACCAACAGAAAAGAGGACAGTATGCCAGATCATGCATTTGGATGGGACAAGACAGGGATCGACAATCCCAAAATGGGTGGCGATTTCCAACTGCTGCCAAAGGGTGAATACAAATTTACCGTGACCAAGATGGAGCGAGGCCGCTATGAGGGTGGGCCAGGTGCGAAGCTGGATCCATGTGACGTGGCGATCTTGCACATGGATGTGGATGCAGGCGAATTGGGCGTGGTGCCACACATACACAAGCTGCATCTACACACCAAAGTGGAAGGCATGATCACGGAGTTTTTTATCGCTGTGGGACTGCATGATCCAGAATCCAGCCACCTGGCACTGCGTTGGGGTGATCTCGTTACCAGGCAGGGTGTGGTGAAAATGGATCACCGCACATACGATGGCAAACAATACAACGATGCCAAAAAATTCCGAGCCATCAAAAACGGCACACCAGCACCAGCGCCAGCACCAGCACCAGCGCCAGTAGCAGCACCACCAGCGGCAGACAATGGCGAATTGCCATTCTAGTGGTGCCAACTAACCTATCCGACTGGATCCAGGGCTTGGTGCCTGAAAAGCTGCCAATCTCTCTGTTCCGAATTCCAGGCAGCTGTGCCACAGTCCTGGATCCAGTTTTATGGTTAGAGCAATTACAGCTGGATGCAGCAGACCCAAACCACCCAAGGGCAAAGACTGGCGCACTACAGAGTGATTTAGCCAGCCTGTATGCCATCGTAAACAGAGAGGATCTCAAATGGTAACATTTGCAGTTAGGCCATACCAGGAGGCCAGCAAGGCAGCAGTGGAGCGCGAATGGTTGGAAGGCAGATCGCGCACACTGCTGGTACTGCCAACTGGCTGTGGAAAAACAATTGTATTTTGCCAGATAACAGAGGATCTGGTACGTATGGGAAAGCGGGTTTTGATCCTGGCACATCGAGGCGAACTACTGGATCAGGCCGCACAGAAAATGGAGGCAGCCACTGGGCTGCGATGCAGTGTAGAGAAGGCAGATCAAACTTGTCTGGGCGAATGGTTTATGGTGGTGGTGGGATCAGTCCAAACCCTAATGCGCCAAACCAGGTTGGATAAATTCGATCCTGGCCACTTCGATGCCATTATTGTGGATGAGGCACACCACTGTTTATCTGATAGCTATCAGCGGGTTTTATCCTATTTTGATCAGGCTGACGTGCTGGGCGTGACAGCCACACCAGATCGGGGCGATATGCGGGATCTGGGCGAATATTTCGACAGCCTGGCATATCAATACAGCATGGCCACTGCCATCCAGGATGGCTATTTGTGCCCAATCAAGGCACTGCACATACCGCTGGAAATCGATCTATCGCAGGTGAAACAGCAAAGTGGCGATTTCCAGTTGGCAGCACTGGGCAGTGCGCTGGATCCATACCTGGAGCAAATAGCCACCGAAATGGTGCAGCACTGCACCGGCAGGAAAACAGTGGTATTTTTGCCACTAATAGCCACCAGCCAGAAATTCTGCGATATTCTGAAATCCAAAGGATTAACAGCCAGAGAGATTAACGGAGAAAGCCAAGACAGGGCCGAAGTGCTGGCCGATTTCGACGCAGGCCATTTTGATGTGCTGTGTAATTCGATGCTACTCACTGAGGGTTGGGACTGTCCAACCGTGGATTGTGTGGTGGTGCTACGTCCAACCAAGATTAGATCGCTCTATTGCCAGATGGTTGGTAGAGGCACCAGACTGGCACCAGGCAAAGACCATCTATTGCTGCTGGATTTCCTATGGCACACAGAGCGCCACCTATTATGCCACCCAGCCACCATAGTGGCAGAATCACAGG